GACATACGCCGGAAAGCCTGGGCCTGAACAGCCGCCTTAGACAAGGCGCAAGCGTGCGGATTAAACTTCACTACAGAGACCGTGCAGCCTCAGCTAGCTCGTCCATTGAGCCAGACCAGTCCGGCAATAGGGCTACGAACGTTTCCCGTTGGTCTTTGGTTAGGGGGCGCATGATGTCCGATACTTGTTTAGCCAGTATCGGTGGTATCCTGTCGTATGGTCTCTGAAGCTGAGACCGTAACGCCGGATAAGCTCTTCCAGTCCACTCACGCGGAAAGTCGGCCTCTTCCAGCGTTTTCATCTGTTCCATAAATGCGTCGATATCGTCATCGAACGCATTCTTAAGTGCTACGTTGCTGGAGTTCTCAATCTGGGCAATGATTTTTGGATCGTACTTTTCGTAGATGGCAGTTTCGGCTTCTAACCATCGTGGGTTGTTGACGTTTCCCTTGGAGAGGCGCTTGAACGCATCGTTCAGTTCCCCGACGTACATACCACCGGTAACCTCACCAGGTTTACCGCCCTTCCAGCCCCAATCATCAGCAACGCGCGCAACATCGCCTCCCTCATCAGCAAGTGACATTGCATAGATAGCAGCTTTCTTCAACGGATCAAGCGCGGGCATTACAAACTCCTCGCGGCCTCGGCCAGGTCGTCCAGGTAACCGTCCCACTCCGGCAGCAGGGCTAGAAAGTTTTCGCGTTGAGCATCGTCCATTGTTTCCAGCATTACTGACAACCTGTTAGTGGAATCCCACAACGGGATGTTACCAAGCAAAGAAGAAGTATAGAAAGTATTAAGCCCATTGTCGTTGTACATTTGTGGGAGAACTTTTCCGGTCATACTACGTGGTATCTGTGCTTTTTCTAAGTCAGCAAAACCCCTGTTGATAATAGATGTTGCACGTATGCGCGCCATGCCGGGACTGAACCCATCGTCGAGACTACCGTTGTACATGGTTTCATACAGACGGCCCACTGGTTTTCCGGCGGTTTTGGCATCCTCCAGTTGCTTATTTGCTGTCCTGAATGCTTCTTCAGACACTGTATCCCACTCTGATGGCTGCGACTCTGCTCCACGCATAATGCGCAGGTACTCTCCACCCGTCAACTCGCCAGGATTGCCGCCCTTCCAACCCCAATCATCAGCCTTAGACACGGCCTTAGCAACATCGCCACCCTCATCAGCAAGCGACATTGCATAGATAGCAGCTTTCTTTAGTGGATCAAGAGCAGCCACTACTCTTCCTCGCTGTCTTCTTCCTCATACTCCTCACTGTCCTCCTCAGAACAGGAAGCGCAAGCAGCACCACAACACGGGCATTTACAACCCTCGTGCCCACCCATCTTCTCAGAGCCAGATTCCTCACCCTTATGGAACTCCTCCATAGGCTTAGCCATCTCCTCAATAGCGGCAAGCTTCACATACTTTTCTGTTTTCATACAATCACCCCACCCTCAGCGGCACCAGGAATAGGCGGACCACCCATCCCGAGAAGGGCCGCCAACTCAGGATTATTCATATCGGGCTGCTCCCCACCCATCTCCGGCGGCATGCCCTCCGGACCAGCAGGAGCAGCAGGGGCAGCAGGGGCAGGCTTCTTAACAAGCAGATAATCAGGATTCAAATCCAGATAGGTGAGAGCGGACCGAATAGCGTGCTCCGGATCGTAGCCAAGCTGCGCAAGCATAGGAGCAATCTGGGTAAGCATATCCATACCCTGACGAGCTTTCGTCAACGGATTAACCGCCTGCGTAGAACCGCCCTCGGTCTCGATCGAGAACTCTCCCTCGATGTCGCCAGCAGAAACCTGCAACCACATCGGTGCGTCAGGACCAGCAATACGAACAGCCTTGCCCTCATCTAGGAACTGCTGACACAAACCAAGCATACGAGTACCAATCTCGCGTGACGCTTTCTCCACGTTCACCTGCTTGTCCATCGCACGAACAGTAGACGCACCCTCAACAGCGGCAGCGGCAGTAGCCGGAACACGAGAAGCAGCCTGAACAGCACCAGCCTGAAGATCCGTGACACCAAGAATGCGCTGCATGTAATCCTGCAACTTATTCTCCATCACATAGTTATCAGACGGTGTTGCGATACGCTGAACAGGTACGAGCATCTCACTAATGTTCATGTTCGGCGGAACATCCAGCGGAATAACCTGGTCAGGTTTATTTTCCTGCAAAGACTTCGCGACCTCCGGTGTGAGGATCTTCTTATTCACGAAATACTTGTTACCGACCCGCTTCAAGTCGTTGATCTCGGCAACCATGATTTCGTTCACCATCAACTGCAGACCGGCAACGTTCTCAACATCACCGAACGACCAGAAAGACTGGCCGCCGTCGTTGAAGTTGCGCATATGCACAAACGGAGGATAACGATGGGCATACGGAATAGGACCCTCAAACAAAGGCTTCGTAGAATCGATCTGGAACACACACAAAGTGCGAGCCTCCATGTCGTAAAACTCGTAAACCGTCGCGTGCGAGAAAATGGCCGGCAAACCCTGCTCATCTTCCTCGTAACGTTCCAGCGTCTGACGATCCGCATAGCTGGTATCAGGCACAATGTCATCAACTGCTTCCTTATCAAACTGAGGATTGTTCTTCAAATCCTCAATAGGAAGACGGAGACGCTGGGCAACCCAGCGAACCTGGTTCAGGCGGCGAGCATTCGCCGGCACGAACACATCAAACGGAGAAACATACTCCACAAAAGGCTCGTCAACCTCAACCAGCTGGTTAGTCAACGCTACCGACTTCACGATCTCCTGAATGTCGGCGTCAGTGAGGGTAGCGCCAATCTCTGAAGCAACCTCAACCGCAGTAACAAGAAGCTCATCAACCTCAGCGGCCACATCAACAGACGTGCGGTCCTCGGTGTTCTCAGCATAAGCCCAGCCCACCTTAGCGAAACCGTTACCAAGTACCACCATGTCCTGTGTCATGTCACGAAGAACCGTAGTGGAGTCAGTTCGACGCCAGTAATACTCAAGGACAGCCTTAGCTATAGTAGCATTACGCTCAACAACCTGCTCATCCCCGCCAAGTGGGGTCACAATCAACTTAGGGTCACGCGCAGTAACCGAGTTGATGATAAGATTCAGGTGCGGCAAAACCATGTTTACGGTACGCAAGAAGGTACCAGGGGTTGGAAACGGCATAACGCGGTTCAAATCCATCTGAGTCAGCTCACGCTGAGCACCGATACGATACAGGGACTCCAGCATACGCCAGTGCTGGTGCACAGGCTCCATGCGACGCAAAGCGTCACGCAACGCAGACTGCTTATCAGCCAGCGTGTACTTACCTTTGTAGTTATCTGCCATACATACCTTTCGGAGTAATGAGAAGACCATCCGTACCGTTCAAAGTGATCGACTCCCACAACAGGGCAGTCTCCTCCTCGGCAGCAAGAATAGCTCGCTCACGGGCTTCACGAATCGGGGCCCCGATGTCCATACCGTGATACGATTTCTCCTCAATAGGAGCCGCCGTTGGGGAGGCGTTCTGGCCTTCCTCAACCAAAACCCACAAACAGATAGCTAAACTCATCACCAAGTCGTCATTACAGCCCACATCTGCGGCATAACGGATGTTCTTGTTAGCGGTTTCCTGGGTAACGAACTGCCCCAACTCCATACGCAAAGACGGATACATGCCATCCAACAGGAAATCCCCGTCCCGCACCGCCAGATACTTGGCAAGACGGTCAATCACAGCCCTACGGCGATCCACCGTCATCGGAAACGCAAAGAACCGAGACCCGCGAGACCGGCGAGCACCAGGATTCTGGTGCATATACGGGTTCGGATACTCCAAATGGCGGTGAAGCTCGTTAATCGGCAAAGAACCCTGACCACCCTGGTCTTCCACGGCCAGCAAAGCAGCCCACTGACGGCCCGCAAAGTAGCGTCCAAGACGATCCAACGACGCCGCGAACTCAGGAGGCTGAACCGTGTTCGAATGGTAGTAGCCGACAATCTCCGGACGCCCATCATCGTTGATAGTCATTAGTTGGGCCGCCGAATAGTCCTTCCCAACACCCTGCGAAGGGTCAGCACCGATCACATAAAACCCGCTAGGGTCAGGTGTAAGCGTCGAAAGACGCAATGGACCGTGTTCGTCATACTCGAACGCCAAAGTCTTATCGTCCTGCCACACAATGTCGCCACGATACGCAAACTCTGAGAACTCCTCCTCCCCAGGAAGACCGACAAAGCGTGGACGACCAGACTCACGGAACGCTTCCTCATCACTAGACGGGTACTCTTGAAAGAACTTCCACGGCTCATCAGCAAAATCTCGCCGCTTCACATCGTAACGCGTGGTGCAAGCAGTGCGCACACCAACCTCACCACCACACCAGTTACAATCCTTAGAGCAGCGCATAAACGGCGACACAAACCAAGGGCGGAAAAACGACACAAACTGCGACTCGCCTTTCTTAGCTGCACGATACACCTTAGCGAAACGATTATGTGCGCCACGAGCCGTAGAAATAATCCACATAGACCCACCCGCGTCCGTAGTAGGTAGCAGGGTGCGAAGCACATCGTCCTGCAACGACGCCGGCTCCGGCAAAGCCGCCTCATCCCAGATCACAAACGTAGCGGTCTCACCAGCAAACACACCAGACGTACACGCCGCCGCCTTCATGTTAGACATCATACCATCAACAAAAGCAAACGACATACCCTTAGACGAGTCATTCTCCAGCTTCGGACCGCGAGTCTTCATCCACTCCGGCAAAAATCGGTAAGCCAGACGAGCCTGAGCCAAGTTCTTGTTCGACGAGTCCTGATT